GTAAGGCTTTTATTAAAGCAGTCAAGTTAGATCCTGATTTGCCTCGTAATATTGGTATGGACACGTTGGAAAGAACCACTGCTTTGTCACCTGAGTTGGGTGACACTATTATGGATGCTGTTAGACGGGGTGTTGATCCTGCTGAGGCTATTGATCTGGTGGCGGGTCCGGGTTTTGCGGACAATGTGTTGGCACAGTTCGATAACAAAATGTCTTTGGAGCAGATTGGTAAAATAATTTTAGGCCACCACGATCAGTATGTGGCTGCTAATGACATTTCTCGACTTGTCAGCCCTTCGTTGTATGGTAACAGTGCTGAGGAGGTTGCTCAGGGGGCGGCTAGTAAGTTTGTTAATCAGGCTGATAGTACGTTGCAAAGGTATGGTGGTTACACTCCTCATTATGTTGTGAGTAATGCGTTTGATATTTTGAAGCGTTTACCTGCTGACAATAAGGGTAACGTTGAGAGTCTTTTTAATGCTCTTAATGATGATACGGGTGAGTTGTTAACTAGGGCTGCTAATAGTCAGGATGTTAAGGGTCGTATTATTGCTAGTAATATGCAGAATCGTGTGTTGACTCCTTCGGCTGTGGTTCAGAATGAGGCCGGCGAGTGGGCTATAGAGCAAGGTTTTGTTTTAAGGATTCCTGATAAGAACACTGGGGTTATTAGAGAAATCGAGTTGAAGCGTTCTTTTCCTCAAGATCCTAATGCGACTATGAAACGTAGTGTCAGGCAGTATATTGATGGTGAGGGGAATCTTGTTTCTAAAACTGAGCAGGTTCCTATTGATGCTGCTGAAAGAAAAGCACGACAAGATGCTTTCAATATGCGTAATAACAAAAATGAGCCTTATTGGGATACTCAGGGTCGTAGTGTTCCTGAACAGATAGATGCTGCTTTTAAAGAGGCGGGCTGGTTGGATGAGGGGGATTCTTTATTTCCTCAGAGTTATGGTTTGAGGGAAGATTCTTATTTGAGGCGTACAGGCAGGGATGCTCGTTTGAGAGGTTTGGAAGAGTATCTTGCTAAACAGGGAATTATTGTTAATGCTGACACGTTGAAACAGTATGCGGATACGTTGAGAACTCTTGATGATGCTGCTGGTAAAAGTTTAGATGAGTTAGCGAATTTATCTAGTAAAGAAATAGCCAATCTTAATGTTGTTGAGGCATTACAGCGTATAGGTGCAGCGGTGGGTGACGATGTTGATGCTGCGGATATTGAAAAGTTTTTTGATGGATTAGGACCTGAAGGTAAGGATCTTAGAGTAAGAGTTGAGAAGGCTGTTAAGGAAGCAGTTGAGGCTTTAGGTGAGGGAACGGATTTAGAAACCGAGTTGCTTCAGTTAGAAGATGAACTTGAATTGATAATGGGTTTAAAAGTTGGTAAAAGAGAAGAAATGTTAAGGGGGATAGACGGGGATTCAGAATCGGGTCCTTTTGCGTTTGACGCTGATAACAGGTTGGATAACCCAGAAGCGTTTGCTATTGATGCTATTCGGCAGATAGGTCCTATTCTAGGTGATTTGACTAAGTTAACTGCTCGACATGATCTTGTTAAAACTGGTACTACGAAGTTTGGGAAATTGATACAAGCGTTAAGTGAGATGCCTAATAGTGAAAAAATTGTGGATAATCTTTTGAGTTTACGTGAGGATATGGCTGATTCCGTAGAGTTTATTGATGATGAACTTATACCTCATTTAAGGAATCTTATTGATCAGGGTATGGAAATGGATGAAACGGTTGTTGCTTTTGAAAAAATGAGTGAATCGTTGAGGTTAGCGAGAGAGGGTGTGGATAACCGTTTAACTAATCAACCTTCTGTTAAAGGTTTGTCTCAACAGGCTAATAGGATTCTTAACAAGTTTAATAAAACGATGGCTGATATAGGCGAGTTGGAAGATGTACTCAATTTATCGACTTTAACTAATGGGTATGAGTTGTCTGCACAGGAGATTAGTCAACGTTTAGCGGCTGTTGGTACTCGTTTATCTGATGAAGCAGGTCAAGTTTTTGGAACTGAAGTTGGTGAAAAGATACAACGCATGTTTACACCTAGGCTTTTGTTGGAAGGTGAACAGGTCACTCCTAATGCTTTAAGAAATGCTACTAATAAAGTTATGAAAGATGCGGGTAAATCTATTGATCAGGTTAATCCTGTAGGGCAAACTCTGAGAGATCGTATTCTTACCAGACAACCTGTTGGTCAAGTTGAAAGACCTTTTTTGGGTACGCCACGGGCTGATGCTGTGGAAATGGTTATGAAATCCGTGGATCCTTTACCTTCTCCTCGTAGTCCTAATTTCTGGGAGGATGTCAACGGGGTGTTGGCTAACAGTAGGCAACCGTGGTTGAATCAAGCGTGGACTCAAGATGAGTTGATTGATGCTAGTGCTTTGATTGAACGTTATGACCAGTTGAATCGTGCTAAGGGTGTGGGTACTTCACGGGCTAATTTTTTGGCTACAGAAAACATTGTTAGTTCTTTTGAAGCGGCTAGTGATGATTTGGCTGCTAATCTTGCACGTATTCAGGCTGAGATGGCGGCTACTCCTGAAGTGGTGCAGAACACTTTGGCTTATGAACTTTTGCAACGTAAGGAGCAGATTCTTCAGATAAGCGCTCAACGTAATGAGATTGAACAACAGATTCTTGCTGAGGGTATGACTCCTGCTATGAGAAAAAGAGATGAGTTTGCTGAACAGTTGACAGGGGATCTTAATAAATTAGGTGGGGAACTTGAAGTAAAGAATGTTACTCCTGAACAGATACAGAATTTGTGGAAATCTAGTGGTGATCAGCAGTGGGGTAATTGGCGTTTAACGAGTGGTAGTAAAGTTGATCAGGATGATTTTCATTTAGCGATGCTTGCTTCTCAGAAGATGAATGATATTGGTGAAGTTAAATCTTGGTTGAAAGCGTATGACAGGGTTCATAACTGGATGAAAGCACAGATGGTTGCTACTCCGGGTTTTGTTATGAGAAACATCATGGGTGGTATGGCTAACATGTGGTTTGCGGACATTCCTATTGATGAAACTTTCCGTACTATAAGGCTTATTACTCAGGCTATGAATCAGGGTGACGGTAATTTGGAGGCGGGTTTAAGGAAGTTAGTGGCGAATAATCCTGAAGATATCGAGTTCCGTAATGCTTTGCAGTTGGTTCAGTTGAACGCTCATGGTGGTGGTCAGGCTACTTCTTCAGTTGATATTAAGATGGGTAAGTCTTCTTGGTTTGATTATGTGGTAGGAACTAAAAAAAGTGTAGGACAAGGTGGTGTTCCCGCTAATTATAAGAGTGCGAACATTCGTGTGAATCCTTTAGATGCTGGTTTCTTTCTGTTCTCTGGTGTGCGTAACGCTAACAGTATTGCTGAGTCGGCTATGCGTTTAGGAACTGGTTTACATTCTATGAGAGTGGGACGTAATCTTGATGACGCTGTTGATGAAATCTTCAGGTTGCATTTTGATTACAGTAAATTGTCTGGTGCTGAAAGCAACATTGCTAAAAGGTTTATTCCTTTTTACACTTGGACAAGAAACAACCTTCCGTTGCAGATTTCTTTCCTCGCTCAGAACCCAGCGAAGTTTAACAAGATGATGGCTTTGCGTCGCAATATGGAAGCAGGGTCTTTTGAGGACAAAAATGTGGCAGATTACATGTTGGAACCTTATGGTTTCAAATTGCCTTTCAAAATAGGCGATTCGGTTACTTATTTCACTCCTGATTTGCCTTTGCAGGATTTGATTAGGATGGATCCGACTGCTGAGGGTGGTAAGCGTGTGTTGGAACAACTTGCTTCTTCGGCTACTCCTTTTGTGAAAGTACCTATTGAGTATTGGGCTGAGAAAAAAGTGTTTGCTGGTATCCCTTATCAGGATAAGCCTGTTGCTTTACCTGCTCCTTTGCGTTTAATGCCGGGGTTGAAAGAAGCGGCTAAGGCTTTGGGTTGGGCTAAACAAAACAGAAAAGGGGAGTGGCTTATTAATGATAAAAAATTGGGAGTCATCGAAGGAATGTTGCCGTTCATTGGACGGTTAAGACGCATGATCCCTGAGGATGCTAAAACTCAGGAAACTTGGTTGCAGACTGCTTTGTCTACGGGTGCTGGTTTGAGTATAAAAATTAACACTCCTCGTAGACAGCGTTCTCAGAGGATTAGAGAAAAGATTAAAAAGTCTGAGGAGCGTCGTAAAAGACGTGATTGGAACCGTCCTATAATCTAGGCTGGTTGTACGCAACGGGACAAAAGGGGCTTATAGATATGAAGTATGTTTCCAGAAAAGAATGGGGTGCTAAGAACCCTCCTAAAGGAAAGTTCGACAAGTTGAACTCTGCGAGAGTGCAGGGTGTAGTCATACACCATTCTGGTGTGGAAAACGGACCTAAGAACTCTGATGCTGTTAAAGCATTTGAACGTCATCACATGGGTAAAGGCTGGGATGGTATCGGGTACAACTGGTTGGTTGATGAGAGTGGCGTAATTTTTGAAGGAAGAGGTTGGGCTAATCGTGGAGCGGGGACTAAGGGTTGGAACAGTCGTTCCATTAGTGTGTGCTTTACTGGTTGGGGTTTTCACAAGCCTAGCGACGCTGCTTTACGTTCTTTACAAACAGTTGTTGATGCCGCTGAGTCTCATTTCGGCAGAGGGCTTTGGGTTTCAACGCATCGTAAGAAGAGTCGTGAGGGGTATACGACGTGTCCGGGTGATGTGTTAGGTGATTGGGTTGAGAATGGTATGGGTGTCATAGAGGCTCCTGATGCTGTTGATTGGGCTGCGATCATTCAGTTCTTTAAAGATTTACATGAGCAGGTTAAGAAGACTCCTTTGTCTCGTCCTTCTCGTAGTCGTGGTTTACCTGTGCGTTTGGTGCAGGGAAAGTTAGCGGAGCGTGGTTTCGATCCGGGTCCTGTGGATGGGATTTACGGTAAGAAAACTGTTTCTGCTGTTAGAGAGTTTCAGAAGACACAAGGTTTTTTGAAGGTTACTGGGGTGGTGAACGGTGACACGTTCGGTTCCCTGTTTATACAATAAGGAAAAATATTATGCCAAAAGGTAAAGGATATGGTCCTTCGTTCCAAGAAACGTTCGGGTCGCAGGATGAGCAGCCTTATAACTCTACGTCTTCATTCAACATGTGGGATATGAGTCAGAAGGCTAAGAAAGCCGCAGCATATTTGCGGGATACTAATTTGGGCAACGCCGCATACGGTGGTCGTCCTTTCGGAAAGTAGGTTGTTATGCCTCACAATTTAGATGGTAAAACTATGAAGGTTCCTAACACGGGTGAGATTTTGGTGGACAGTGTTGATCGTCCTACTGCTAATCTTGGTACGTTAACTGGTGACGCTATGTTACGAATGGGTAACGGTATGCGTGCTAAGTTTGATGAGAACGATTAGTGGCGCGTAAGAAAAGGCCTCGTCCGAGGTACTGATTATGCCTTTAGAAAAGGGTTCTGATCAGGCGACCATTAGTCGTAATATAGGTAAGTTGATTACGGAAGGTTATAAACGTGATCAGGCTGCCGCTATCGCATATGATAATGCGAGGAAATCTAATAAAAGGAAAAGAAATTGAAGAATATGGTTGACATGTTGGAACGTGCAGCGTGGACTTTCGCGCAAGCATTCTTGGGTGTCTTTGTTGTTGCTGACTTGTCGTCAGTTAAAGGCGCGGGTGTTGCTGGTTTAGCGGCGGCTGTGTCTGTTCTTAAAACTGTAGTTAAGGACAAGGTAGCGAAACAATAATGGATGACACGGATCTTGAGGCTAAATGGGAATTGTTCTTAGAGCAGCAAGGTACGTCTATTCAGAAAGAAATTTATTCGGAGTTAGAATCCTCAGCGAACTTGTTTGATTCGTTGGATGGGACTCACGCTAAGTGGTCTCAGGACGGGTTGTTGGGTTTACTGTTGGTATTAGATGAGGCGGAAGCGGAGAGTATTCTCGCTGCTTTTCAAGCCGGCGTTGAAGGTGTTGAAGAGGCTCAGTATGCTTTCGCTATTTGGGCTACTTCTTTAATGGGTTTGATCCGGCAATGCCTCGTCCCCGAAACGGATTAGATCCATTCTTGAACCACTGGGTGTTCCAATAAACGTGCCATAAGTTTACGTCTTATCAGGTCGCGTCTACGTGCGAGTGATGTTTTAGGTATCCCTAAGACTGCTCCTGCTTTTCGTAATGACAGTCCTTCTATGAAGAGTCTTTCGGCTATCCATTTTTCTAATGGTGACAGTTCGTCTATTACATCAGCGAGGATTTCTTTTAAATGTAATGTGACTTCTATAGGCAGGATGGGGTCTGCACCGGATGGTGCTGTTTGCATCATTGCTTCTATTTCTGTCATTGGTCTTGTTGGGTGTAGTTTGTTTCTAGCCCCGAACTGTACCTTTCCTTCTTGCCACGCGTCTGTTGGGTCAGTTGGGAACTCGCGTTGTTTCCCCGCCATATTCTGTTACCGCCTTTAAAAAATCGGGGGCTATGACACGGGTGTTGTCCGCATCATAACCTGAAGGTCCTCCGAGTTCCCATGCTTCGTCATGGTCTAACCATCCCAGCATCTCCACCTCTCTAAATTCTGGTGGTACTGGTCTAACTACGAACAGGACAAGTCCTTTTCCTAGTTGTCTACGTCTCACTGCCGCGTTGTTGGATGTTCTAACTCTTCTTACTTCTATGTTGTTACCTACGTCTGCGCGGTTACGGTTTTCTACGTGTCGGTTTCCCGGCCAGACGTGACCTCCCCAGTATTGGTTGGTTACTCTGGCTACTGCTAGTTCTCCTATTGCGGCGGCGACTTGTGCTGTTCTGTCGTCTTCCATGTATTCACGTTTGTAATGTGATGCGTCTTGTTTCTCCCAGTTTTCTATGAAACGTCTGCATCCTACGTGTGTAGCCCATTCGTATTCCCATGCTTCTAGTTTAATCAATATCAAGTTTGTCTACTTTCACCGCGTTGATTCTTACTATTTGTCTGTCGTCCGCCCAGCCGACTCCGTTGAGTCCATCTAATGTGAGTTTAAGGTAGTTGTCAAGGTCACCTGTTAAGGTTTTAGCGTTGTGTGGTGAGTCCATTACGTGAAGGATGGTGTGTGTCGGGGAGTACATGACTGTTATTTCTAGGGGGCCTTCGAGGGTGGTGCCTACTTGTTCGAGCCATGCTTGTGCTACGTAGGATTCTTCGTCGAGTGTTGTTTTGGGGGTGAATACGTGACCTTTTTTAGTGTGTCTTGGGCGTGCCTTGACTTTTGGTCTTCTCTCTATAATTACGCTGATAGGTTTCTTCGTTATCCCACGCGACTTTTTCTGAGGCACTTACTATTCTCCAAATTTGAGTGTCGCCGTCTTGACGGCTGTCGTATTTTCCTCCCCATTCCTTGTCCGCTGACTTTAATTCATTAAAAACTGTGTCTGGTGGATACCCTTGTCTTATCATTTGGCAGGCTAGTGAGAACAGGGTCGCTGATCTGTCTCCTTTAGGTAGTGTTTCTGTGGGTCTCGGACCGTTCTTCCGTATCGCTCCTGCGAGTCCTCTGAGAGGTCCTGTGGGTGTGTACCCTGTCTTTTGTGGTTTGAACGGCTCAGGTGGCTTGTACAGGGCTGTGACAGGCTCCCAGCAGTCGGGTGTTATGCGTGTTTTTATGGCTTCTTCAACGAAGGTTTTTACTGGTACCATAGAAAAGGAGTATTCGGGTCTGTCCATTTCGTTGTATCCGCCTCGTTGACGGTTGTCTGCGTAGGGTAGTCTCACTCCGTTTCCCCACCCTCGTTCTGAGAGTTCTACTTGTTTGGGGTTTACTTCTTTTGTTGGTGCTTCAACGATGTCGCAGGCTCCTATTAGTCCTTCTCTTATTTCTTTTGCGTACATCGGTGCGGTGAAAAACACCCAAAGGTGGTATCCCTTGGAACGTGATCGCTCTATCCAAGATTGTACGTCTAGTTGTTTTAGTACTTCGTATACGTTTTTTGC